GCTTTTAATAAATCAACTGAGTTTAATAATGCTTTTTTAAGTTGTTGGTTTTTGCAAAAGTTTGTGAATTCTTCTTTTACATATGTTAAATCACTTTCATCTGAGGATCTATATGCTTCTTTAAGTTGTTCTTTAACTGATAGTTGTAATATTTCGTTGTCTATTCTTTTAAGTTCTACTTTAAGAACATCCATTGTAGGATTTGTGTGAAATTTTTTATAATATTTTAAAATTTCATTTATAATCCATTTATGTGCAAGATTGTTAAAATAATCATCTGTTAAAATATCATTAACATTTTGTAAAAAAGGTTTATCAGTTAGTAAAGCCGATAATACTTTTGTCTGAAAAGACAGACCATAGTTCTCAAGAGATTGTAAAGTCATTTTTATTTATTTTTTGCTTTATTGTATCTATCTATAATTTGAAAGTTATCTCTTAACCAAAAATCTACATTTTTAATAACATTACCTATTCCATCTTGATTGTACATTTTAGAAAAAGAATATACATCTAATTTATATGCATGTTCATTAATTATATTTTTGATTTGATTTTTTTCATTTTCATCAAGTATAGGATTTCCCAAATCCATTATTCTTTGGTTGTTTTTTATTGATTTAAAATCTAAAATAACTCTAGAGTATATTATATGTTTATCATATTTTGATTCACATATTTCATATATGTCTTCTAAAGTTATATGTTGTTGATTAGATAATTCGGGAAACATCTTATTTAATTTTTTTTCACCTAATCCTTTAACTCCTGGTATTTTATCTGAGTTATCACCCATTAATGATTTATATGTAAGAAAATTATATGTTTCTAAGTTATACTTTTCTCTAACTGTTTTTGGAGTATAAAATTTCTTCTCCATAGCAGCATATAATGTAACTTGCTCATTAACTAATTGTATAAAATCTTTATCAGATGATACTATATATGTTTTATTTATTGGATTTTTAGTTAATTCAGTACTTAAAAACGCGATAATATCATCTGCTTCTACTTTATCTAAAGATATAATTTTAACAGGTAAACATTGAAGATATTGGATTAATCTTTCAATTTGATTTGTTTTAGCACTATCTTCATCATCTAAAGTATCAAAAATATTAGTATTTATCTGTTTATTTTTTCTATTTGATTTATATGAAGACACTAAATTTTTCCTATTTAAAGTAGAACCAACACCATCAAAAACGATATATATTTCGGTTGGTTGGAGTTGTTTTATTAATGAACCTAATGAACGTAAAAATCCACTTAAACCACCTATATGAAGACCTTGTGGGTTAATATAGTTAAGTACAGCAAAATTTCTTAAAAACAAATTTAAACCATCTATAATTAAGGTTCGTTTTTCGTTTTTTAAAGGGATATTTTCATCATCCTCTTGAATAGAATCAAGAAGTTTAAATAAATCTTTATTATCCATTTTTTAGTTTGGTTGAAGTTCTTCATCGAAGTCAACTATGTCTTCGATATTATTTTTCTCATCCCACTCCGCAGTATCTTCTGTTATTTTATATTCTCCTTTACCTAAAATACCTATCCATTCATCAGCATGTTCTTTTTTATATTTAGCAATTACTTTAGGATCGTCATCTATAAATCCATGAACTGTGCTTACTACAGTTCCTTTAGTTGTTATTCCATTTACGTGATTTTTATCACATGATACTTTTGTTCTTAAAGCAAACTCCACATCTTTTTTGTCTTTAGTTGCTTTAAGTTTTGAAGTACCAGAATTGGTTATATTTCCATAAGTAATAACTAAGGATGAATCATAAAAAAATGTGTCTCCCCCTTTATTAGTCATCCTAGGGCGAGCCATAGGTCCTTCTGCTGGTGCAACTCCTGTCTTATTAATAATAAGTAACGTATTAGTATAAGGCATTTCTTCCTTACGTGATAATACAATTTTTTGATTTACAAAATTACCAAATTGAGTAGCTATCGCTCCAGCGTTCCACATAGGGTTGTTTTTACCTTGCTCAATACTCATTTGACAAGGTATAGAACCTACTGAGTCCCAACAAAATAATAAATCATATGGTAAATTTCCTTTTTTCTGTTCATCAAGCAAATCTACAATAAATACAGCAATATCTTCAATTGAATTTAATGTACTTCTATCTTTATAAATAAAAAACCCATCATAATCAATTGTTTTCCCGTCTTTATCTTTTACTTCAGTCATTTCAAATCCCATAGTTTTGAAATGCTCCCAGTCATGTTTCATTTCTGTAATAATGATGACTGGGAGTATTCCTGATTTTTGTGCGCTAACTATGGTTTCAATAGCTGTTGTTGATTTACCTGTATTACTTTTTCCTCGAACCATACTTATATGCCCCATAGGGATCCCAGGGATAGATAAGGTTCTTTGTAAAGCTTCTGAAAAAGGAATCCACTGCTGTTCTTTAAATTTTACATTTCCATTTAAAAGTTTTTTCTCTTTGAAAGAATTAAGATCGAATTTTGATTTCAATTGAGAATTAACTGCTTCTGCTATTGATTTTTTAGGCATATTTATTTTTCTTCTGCAAATAATTCATCAAATTTGTCTGCTTTTGTTTTTTTAGTTACAGGTTTTGTTTGAGGTACTTCTACTTCTGCAACTGATGTTTCTGTTTCTTCAGAAGTTTCCTCAGTTGCTTCTTCTGGGTTTAACCAGTTTTGAAGAGTTTCTTTTAATTTGTCAAAACTCATCTTGTAAGAACTTTGTATTTCTAAAATATCAGGTTGTTCTTCTAACCATTTTTCAACATCTTTTTTATTTGTAGAAAGTGGAGATGTTTTTGGTTTAATACGAATAGAAGATTTAAGTCCTTGACGGCCACCAACATCACCTGTTACTGTTTCAAGTGTGAAATCTCTACCTTCATTAATATCTGTATAATCACCATAATCTTCATCATCAGCGATTCCTAATAATTGCATGTAAATTTCTTTTCCAAATTCCCAAAGACGAACACCTTTATCTTCTTCTCCTCTAACAATTACAGGAGCAAAAACTCGCATTTTTGGTTCAATTTTTTTAGCTAATTTCCAATTCTCTTTATCATCACTTTGACGCAATTGTTTACTAAATTCTACAACGGGATCTTTTTCTCCCCAATTTGTAAGAGCATAGATAGGAAATTTACTAATACCATAATGAAGAAATACTTCTTTAAATGGATTATTTTTGTCTAAGACTGATGGTACGATTCTGATTTGGAATTTGCCTTCTGTTTTTGGCTTCCATAAGAATTTAGAAAAGTCTACTTTTTCTTTTTTTTGACCCTGTGTTTGTAGGGATGTTAATTTGTTTTTTAGTTGTTTTAAATCCATGATTTATTTTTGTTTAAAATTTATAACCTAATTATACGAAAATTTTTAAAAAGAGCCAAACTAAAAAATTATAAGTTTATAATCTTATAAATTTTTGTATTTAATTGTTTGAATTGACCTTGTTGTGTAAGTAATATACTATTTTTATAATTTGACCAATCTATTTTATAATTTGGGTCCATAAAACCTCCATTTAATTTTTTTATTAAATCATTTAATGCATTTATTGAATATAATACATTAAAATCTTTTTTTCTATGAACTAAAATAGTATTTACAGGAATATTATTTATGTTTCCATCTTCTACATTATATGTAATTATATATTCGTTTGTATCTTTTACAAAAAGTACAAACATTTTTTTATACATAATATCATATGTTTTAGATAGATTATCTACTAAATCATTTAATGTATTTTGTTGAGTAAATGTAGCAAAAAGACGATTATTCATAAATATATTTTCAGTATTGAAATCATACTGGTTATAAATATCGGCTTGAGGTTCAAAAGTTAGTTGATTCATATTTTTATCATGTTTCCGTAGTTTTGGCCTTTTGTTGTTTTTATTCTAAGGCCATTACTCTTAAATATTTGTTGTATATCTTGTAATATATTATCGTCTTCATAATAATCTATTAATATTGAGTCATAAGTATAAAGTACAATTTTTGATGTTTTATTTAATAACAATTTAATTATATTCCACATTATTAAAATATTATTTGATGTTTCATAATTTTGGGTTATATAAGATAAAAGTTTTTGAGCATTCATATTTTTTAAACTACTATCATAAAAAACATGACCAGATGGGCAAGTAAAAGAACCATATAACTTAAATTCTTTCCATATTTCATTTATATATGAATCTAATTTATTTAAAAAATTTATATGTTTATATTCTTTATAAACTCCACCATATAATTGTTTTATTAGTAAAATTTTTGCATCTTCTAATTTAATATTAGCTTCTCTTGCAAAATATTCATAAGGTGTTTCTTTACCAAAATCAAAACCAATCAATTTACTTATTAAAGTAGGATGATAAGCAGATATATCTATTTCAATAAAATAATCATTTTCAGGAATAAATGCTTCTCTACATTTGTCTTCTTTATTTAAAGCAGCAAAATTAATACCATTAAAACTATTAGAAGGACGTCCAGTTGTTGTGTGTAAATTATAACAGGTATATATTTTATTATTTTGTATTGAAAATTCTCTGTTATTTGGTTCAAAAAATTTATCAAATATGGTAGGGTTGATTTTAATTCCATTTCTTTCAATTGCAAAAAATACATTTATTAATTTATTATTTAGGTTTGGTTCACAATACTTCTTTACTTGTTGAAATATAAGTTCACATTTTTCATAATGTTTAACTAAGGGTATAATTTCATTAATATTTTTTTTATCACCATGTCTTTGATAATAGTAATCATGGGCTGGTGTAGTCGGGTCAATATAATCGATAATATTAAATGATATATCTATTATATTTTTCAACGGATAATGATATATAAATGATTTTCTGTCGCGAACATATATTTCTTTATATGATGCGAGAAGAGCATTTAAAAGCGTTGATTCTAATTTTAGCGATTCAGTATGATTAATACATACCATATATCCTTTATCATCAATTAATGGTTTTATATATAATAAAGATACATTATTTAATGTAGGATGTATGTTATTATTAGAATAAATAGGTTCAATAAATACTTTATCATAGCATTTATTAATTAATTGTTCTAATTGTTCATTTGTTTCTACTATATAAAACATTTTATTTAACTAAATAATTCTCTATATTTTAAAAGTGCATTATCTTTTTGTTTACATTCTAACATCAAATCTACATCCATGTTGTAAGTATTAACTTTATTAAGAATAAAATCATGATGTGCTCTAGGATTTTTATTATCACGAGATTCAGAAACATGAAAGGCTGGGGTTATGTTCTTCCAAGTACTATATGCTAATTCAAATGCTTCTTGTTCTGATAGTCCTCCTGTGTTGAATTTATGATGATGATAATCAAATACAATTGGGATTTTAGTAGTGTTATGTATAAACATTAAATCTTTAACATTAAAAGAATTTTCTTTATCATCATTTTCTATGGTAAGACGAGATTTAACATTATCTGGTAATAGATGAAAATTTTCACACCATGTTTCTAGTGCTTTTTCTTTATTACCATAAGTTCCTCCAACATGAATATTTATTTTATTATAAGGAGTATGAGACAATTCTAAAATATCCATTATAATAGCATGATCTCTTAACTCTCGAAGAGTTTTATTTACAACATTTTTATTAGGAGAAGCTAAAACATTAAAAGGACCAGGATGTGTAGTGATTCTATGATTATATTTTTTTATTAAACTTCCTATATATCTTAAAGTTTGTATAATTTCATCATATTCCGGTAATTCTTTTAAATCATATTGAGATTGCCATGGAAATATATTAGATGACATTCTAAAAAATTTAATGTCATTCTTTTCATTCCATTCAATAATATCAACTAAATCTTTTACATTTTGTAATGCAAGAGATGAAACCAAAGATAATCCTTTTTGTTGGAATGTTTTAAGACGAATTGTACGATTCGTGGTTTTATTTTTTAATGTAGTATTGATACAAGCATAACCTAATTTCATAACTTTTATTTAAATATTATATTAAATATATGTATAAAAATCTTGAAATCCTAATTATTCTCTAGAAATTTAATTATACTTGATAATATTTTGTAAAATTGTTTCTTAAATATTCATTAAACATAGGCATTTTAGTTAATTCAACCATATTTTTATTTACATTATATACTTGTTCTTTGTTTCCTGTTAGTTTCCAAGGTATATTAAATGGTTGAAATAGTTGCCAATTTATTTGAGTTGATTTATCTGTTAATTTATTATATGTATCTTCACTTATTTCTAGATATATAATTTCATTTGTTTTTTTACAAAAATATCGTCTATATTCTCCTATATTGTAGTCCTCTTGTGTAGGGATATTTGGTGAGAATGTTGGTAATTCTCCAGGTTGAGATTCATTTTTTATATTTAGATAAGTTAAAGAATTTGGATCTTTTCTATTATAATATGAATTTAATTTTTCTTTATTATTTGACGATTCTTTTATTATAAGTTCTTCAAATGGTGGATTTTGAGGAGTTTTACCTGTATAATATGTTCCTGAGGATGTTTTCCAATAATATCCTATATATGGTTTTTTAGAATCTTTCAAAATAAATTCATTACCATTGGTATATAGGTTAGGAGTTATTTGAGATAATGGAAAATACATTTATAAAGATTCAGAATTATTTATTGTTTTTTATATACATTTGTTAAGAACCTTCTTTAGAAATAACAATTGATTCTAAAGTTGTTGACCATTGATTTTTTTCTATTTTATGTTCTATTCCTTTAATTACAAATTCACAAGTTTCAGGGTAATTGCTTGGTAAGTAACTTGTATCAATATTAAATTTATTATATATTTTCATTCCTGATAAACCATCCATTGTTATTGACATATTAAAAGGGATGAAACCTGTATTAACGAAACTCGAATATTTTTGGTTATTATTTATTTGATCATGATATGTTATATAATTTGTTAATGCGTCTTTACGTGTACTTGGTTCATTTACTAATTTTGCTTTTATAACAGTTTGAAATGCTAATTCTAAATAATATTTTGTCAATTCTTTCATTTTTTTTTCTAAAATTATTTTTGG